TCGGTTTCAATTGTAATATTTACTCTAATCAGCTCTCTATTTAGTTGAGAACACGCCTGTTCAACACTGAACGTTTTACCATTACCCGAAAGACCCGTAATAAACGTCGGATAAAATAGACGGGAATGAATAATTTTTTTAATATCACCAAAGTTACCAAACTTGACGAAAGTATCATCTTTATCAGGAATCAAATTTTGTTCAACAGTAGGCATTGCAGGAGGTGCCTGATAAGTTTGTTCAAGTTTTTCCTGAATAGTCAGGTTCCACTTACCACGACCAACTTTATAATCAACAATTTTATTTGTAACTGTCTGATAGTTAGTACCATTCATAGCACACCACGCACGAATATCAGCACCCGTTACAGACTCCCCATAAAGTTCTTGCAAAGAAGTAACAATATAATCGGCAGAAAGTGACATGATCTTGTTTTATTTGTCTCAACTGAAGTTATTATACAATAAAAAAGGGGTCTTGACGACCCCCAGTAGACAGTTTAAGAATTGGTCAAATGTCCTTTCAACTCTCTAACCAACTTTCTACGAGAATGTCTTCTGTCCAATTCAATACCAACAGTTCTACCATACTCTTCAAGTTCATCCTTAGTCAGGTGATCGATAGAAACATCACTCTCATACGATAAAGTTTCGACAGATTCTTCTACAACTTCTTCCGCAATAATGGGATCAGGAGCAATTGCTTCTGCTGGTTTTGGAGTTACTGCAACTGGTGCAACTGGAGTAGGTTGTGCATCTCCAGCTGGAGCTGGCTCCGGAGTTTTACCTCCTAATAAATCTCCAAATCTAGACATTCTTAATACCTATCACTATAGAAGTATTTATCATGCAATAAATGCCACAAACTCATTTAGAATTTTCTTATTCATTTTCTTACCCTTCAAACTTTTCATGAAAGATTTTTTGATTTGAGTTTTAGAGGCATCTTCCGATACATCAAATTCAGATTCATTTGCAAGAGTTGTTGCCGAAAGTGCAATATAAGAATGGTAACCAGAATTCTTAATAGAAAATGATCTCTGTTTTTTCCACCGATTTTGAATTTTAGTTCTCAATTCACAACACTTATAAGTGTAACGACAGATAAAGGAATTAACATCACGAGATTGAAGAACACGAATACCAATAAAATTAGTATCAATAAAATTATCTCTCAAATTTTGAATAAGAATATCAGTATAATCATCCCATAAAGAGTTTAAAGAATAATTGTTTCCTGTTTTACGATCACGAAGAAAACAATTACCATTAACTCTACCAAGTCCAATAGAAGGTTCATGCTCCCAAGGACGTTGAATCTCACGATGATAAACAAGTCCATATCCCTCACCATCACTCAATACAACACACTGAACTTTTTGAACTTTAGTATTTTTCTTGAACTGTGGAATGATTTGATGGAGTGCAATCATCGACTCATTCAAAGGAGTTCCAGACAATCCCATTCCAACAGGGATAGAATGTCTTACTCCAAACGATCCACCACTGAAGTATTGTGCAAGACGGAACACATTCTTCAATTGATTTTCCAAAGTTTTAGAATTTACTTTGTGAGATAAAATATTCATCAAAGAAAAATATTCATTAATCCGCATCAACCCATCTTTTTTCTCATACGATAGTTTACGAAAAAGTTCTTCTCCATCATCACTTATTAATGGATACTCATTCGTAAATGCATATACCTCAAATGGAATAGAAACTTTCTTACAAAACCATACAAGATTGGATAATTGTTTTATAGTATCCACCATTACATCTGCCATAGAACCAGACCAATCAAGAATAAAGATCAATCCATGATCTTTACCATCAGCAAATGTGGTTACTTTCTTGAACAAGTCTTCGTTATATTTGTAGGTATGAAGTTTAGAGCAGTCCAGAACTCCAGTCCGACTAGTAGTCGCACGAGCATAACTATTAGCAGATTTTTTACATTCAAATTCTTTGACAAGATAATTAACTTCTTTCTGTGCAGATTTTTTAAATTTCAGAAACTCACCATCAACATCATCAAATGATTCTTGATCATATTTGTCCCAACATTCATCGCAGTTCTTATGAATTTCTTTATTTGGAACAATAATATCATCAAGATTCACTTTCGGAAGTTCTATATAAACATTCTCAATACCATCCATTGATGCAAGATTTTTAATTGCATCCTGCAATGAATCCATCGTTTTTACTTTAGGGTTTTTATCACTAACACCGCCTTGGGAGATTTGTTGTTGATCCTCTGCTGTTCCTCCATAAGATTCAGTTTCATCAGAACCTTGCTGCTCTTGAGAATCATTATCCCCATCCTCTTGAGTTTGATTGGAATCTTGCTCACCACCAGAACTTTGAGATTCTAAAGAATCCATATTAGTCTTGGTCTCTGTATTCATCTGTTCCTCACAATACTTATAGAGTGCCTGTGCCGCAACCAGAACATCATCAAAGTCCTCACAACCTTCAATCATACGAACGATAGGCATCTCTACATATTCACCAAAAGGAATATTAACAAAGTTACCGATCTTAAACTGTAGATTTACACGATCAGCAAGATTCATCTTACTTACATCTTCACACTCGACACCAAAGAAATCCTCATCGGCAAGAATGTTATATCCTTTGTAGAAGGTTTTAGATATACCACCATAACGACGTTTCATCATTTTCTCAATGCGAACATCTTCTACCACATTCACAAACTGTGGAGGAATCTTACATTCTTTTATCCAATCACGATCTGGTGTGTAAAGTGCATGACCAACTTCATGTGCGACCAACATATCATACACCTTATTACCAGCCTTATCCCACATCGGCAGTGTCAGCACACGAGTATGAACATTAAAACATGCTGTCTCAATATTCTTATGCTCTACCACAAGGTCTTCTGTGGCAAGAAGTTTGGCAAGTTGAGATTTGATTTCGTGTCTAACGGCCATGGATGTGTTGCGTATGAACGTAGTATACAAAAGAACCTCCCTTTTTGGGGGAGGTCATGTACCGCTTCTTGAAGTGTCTCAGTGCTTCCTTTCGAGAACGCATTGCCTGAGGTTTCAGTTTTCGTTTCTGTTCTTTCTTGGAATGATGCTTCCAGTTTGAGACTTGCATTGTTCTTTGGTGTATCAGGACACCATACGTGAAAACCCTTTGACCTTATCAAACTTTATGACACTTTGGAATTTGTCATGTAGATCTGACTTATGAGAGATGACAAATATATTAGCATCTTTAATCACATAACGAATAATTTTTAGGAACTCTTCGGTTCCAAATCCATCGAGTGAAGAGTCAAATACTTCGTCCATAATCAACAGGTTAGTGTTTACGGAATTTTTGAGTCTAGCAACTTCTCTCCAAGTGAAGAGTAGAGCCAAATCTACACGCATTTTTTCACCTTCACTAAAAGAACTATAAGAAAAGTTTTCGTGAATAGGTGACTCAATGGTTTCACCGAACTCCTCATCAAGTTTAAAGTTGATGTAGAAGTCCATCATTTGAAGATAACGATTAACCTGCTGATTGATGAATGGAAGATACTTCTTGATGATTTTTGTTTTTACGCCATCGTCCCGAAGAAGGGAATAGGCAAAATCGTAATGAACGATTTCTTGTTTTTTCTCTAAAAGATATTCAATTGTCTTTTGGAAATTGTCTTTAAACTGCTCTAATTTCTCATTCTCAGTATTTCTATTTTGTAAGTTGTTGGTAATAGTTTGAATTTCATGTTCAAGATCTCTGATTTGTCTCTGGTTGAGAGAAATCCTAGTATTGTTTTGAGAAATGCCATGCGTTAGTTTTGTAATCTCCTTAGATAAGGTATTGAATTGATGTTCTCTCTCCTGCTCAAACTTAATAGTATTCTCAAGTTCTTCATAACCTTCTTTAAGTTCTTTTGCTTTATTTTGAACATCTCCAATTCTATTTACACGAAACTCTTCCTTAATGTCCTGAGTACATGTAGGACAAACCGTATTTTCAATAAAGAACTTATACTCTTTAGTAATGGTCGCAACTTTTTGAGAGATTTTACCTTTAAGATTGTTTAGTTTTGATAACTTTTCACGAGCACCAGTAACATCCTTCACCTGCTCTTGAAGAGTTTCCATCTTATAGTTTAAACTCTCATTATTCAAAACATACTCATTTTCCTCATCCAAAAGATCATCAATCTTTTTCATATTTGAATCGATATTTGCATTACCACGACTTTCAAGTTCTTCAATAAACTCTTGCTGCATATTCATCTTATCTTTAAGATTATCTTTCTTAATATCTAAAGATTTAATCTTTTCTTTCCTTGTACGAATATTATCCTTGATTAGATTATTCATCGCAGAGAAGATACGAATATCCAACAAGTCCTCAATCACCTCACGACGATTAGCAGTTGTGAGTTGCATAAAGGGAATAAAGGTGCTACTACCCAATATTACAATTTGAACAAAACTACGGTAATTTACCTTAAGAATACTCTCCTCAAGAATGCGTTGATTAGCACGATCATCTGCTTCCTTATGGAGAGGGTTACCATTTACTTCAATATCAAAGATATTAGGTTTGATTCCACGACGAACCAAATAATCACGACTATTTACAGAAAACTCAATCTCAACTAAACAATCTCTCTCATTCGTAGCATTGACCAGTTGTGGTTTTGTAATCTTTCTAAAACTTTTATTGAATAGAGAGAAGCAGATTGCGTCCAACATCGTAGATTTTCCGGCGCCATTTGTGCCAATGATTAAATTTGTATGATGTTGTTGAAAGTCAACCTCTGTAAATTGGTTTCCGGAACTTAAAAAATTCTTATATCGGATTTTCTTAAATGTTATCATTCTTAGGAGGGATCACAATGTCATTAGGAGTAATAATCGTATACTTATACGAATAATGTTTACAAGTTTTAATAGCAAGTTCATCATCAACTTCTACAATGTCCATATCAGCATCTTCTTCGTCATATAGCATCATAGCATATCTTTCGGCATCATCTTCCTCTTCAAATAAAAATAAGACTTTATGTCCATGCTTATCCTGAACAGCATAAGCACCGTCATTTTTACCATCTTTGAGAGTTAGAAGATACATTTACTCCACTTCGCAAGCTTGACTATACAAATCTTGGAAGATACCTTTAATAATGTTTTTATCAAGATTAAATTCAGACTCATCAATATAACGATTTAGAATTGAAAGTGTATTCTCTTCTTCATCAATATCAAATTCTTCAGATTCTTGAATTTCAAAGTTCTCGATTATTTTTAAATCATGAACTCCGGCAGTATAAAGTTTATCGATAAACTTCTCAAAATCTTTTGGTTTTGATTTTTTGCGAACAATAACTTTTACAATCTTGTTCTCATATTCAG